GTATGGCTCAATAGCATACCGCTTGCCTATGCGCTCGGTGATAGGTCGGTAGAGGACTGCCATCGTTTTGTGCAGCTCTTGTATGTCACCCATATAATTGTCCAAGTCCACATACTCCCCGAAGGTGATGTCTTCAAGGTTAGGGATGAACCCGTAGGTTTCACCGCCCATCGTGAACTCCGTCTTTAGGTTTGGCTTCTCGCTGAACATCGTATTGATGTGGCGCATCACATTGGCTACGCTTGCGAACTTTACGTTGGGCAGTTCTGCCAGAGGCACTCCGCAGAATATCTCAAGCATCTTGTGGGTCAAGAACTCCTCATCGCCCTCAAGCCTCGCAAAGCGTTGGTATTGGTCAAGCGTTATCTCCGACAGGGAGGTGGGTACAATTACCTTTAGTTCCATTGTATTAAAATAACCTTTTAGTTTTAGCGTATGGCATACCTGCCAAAGTTAGGTCTACTTAGCTTGTTGTAGGTGGCATAGCGCAGCGCATCTATGGCGTGGTTGAATGCGTCTATGGGTTTGTTGAGCAGGTTGCCGTTCTTGTCCTCTACCCATTTGTAGTTTTGAAGTTCCTTGATTAGGTTGCTGCTTCGTGGTGTTACGAATAGCTTGTGCCGCTTCAGTACGTCAATACCCACTATGACGCTATCTGCGCCCTTCTGCGTGGGTTTTACGTTCCACCCCATACGATGCAGCTCCTCAATAGATTTAGGCTCCGCAGAGTCAGCAAATACCTCAGTCCTTCTATCAAGACCAAGAGAGTTCAATACGTTGCTGATGTCGGGGTTGGTCATCCCCGTGCGGTAAATCAACTCATCCACATAAAGATTGTCTCCCGACTTGTAAACTGCCACAAGTGCCGTTGGGTCGTTGGTGTACCCAAAGTCCATCCCGTGACATAAGAGCGTGGCATCCGTTGGTATTTCTCCTTGCCCGTATTGGAAGATGGTGGCTCTGCTCATCCCGCGTTCTCCAAGTCCGTAGATTCTCCAATAGTCGCTATCGGTATCACGCAAGCGTTCTATTTCATTTCGGATGCTGCTATCAAGGAACGGGTTATCAAGGTAGGTGGTCTGATGGAAGTCGCAGTCATCACGGGTCACCACTTTATCATAAATCCAATGGAACGCATCCGAAGGGTTGTAGTCAAGGATTGCCCTGTCTTCAGTTCGCATAATAAGCTGCTGCCAATCCTCAAACGTCAGCTCGTTGGCCTCGTTAATGTACAGGAGGTTGCGCTTGCGCCCTCGTATTTTCTGCGGTTGGTCAAGGCTTATGAACTCCACAAGGTTGCCATTCAGATAATACTCGTGGCTTGACCTGTTGTGGTAAGCCTCGTTGTACAGGTCGTTGGCACGAAGTATCTCAAAGAAGTCCCGCATCACCGAAGCACGAAGCGAAGGGAACGTCTTACGACATATCGTAATTGTCTTGTTGCTTTCTGTTGTGCTATAATAGAAAATCACCCATAGCAGGATGTTGTACGTCTTCCCACTACGAGTACCGCCCTGCTCCACGACTATCTTCTTGTCGCTGCGCTTTAGGTGGTTATATACTTTATTGGTCTGAATCTTCTCCAAGCACTTCAATTTGAAATAGCTTGCCCGAAGATACGTCTACCTCTTGGCGTTCCACGTATCCACGCTTCTTGCCTTTGGTCTTTAGAAAAAAGATAGTAGCGGTGGAGTTGCCCTCCTTTATCTGCTTGTGCAGTTGGCTCTCTGCGAAGTCAATCGCTACGTCTGATAGTTCTTCGACTGCTGCTTTGTATTCTTTGTCCTCTTGCATCCATCGGTAATGCGTTTGCCGTGATAGGTCAACGCTTTTGCAAGCAGACGTAACTACCCCGAGAGATTTCTCCAACGCATCAAGCATTGCCTTTTTATGGATGTCACTACTTGTCATTCTTCTCCAATGATTTAAAAAATTCTTTATCAGAATATGACTTCAGTTCTTCTTGTCTTTTTTTCAAAGAGTCTAAGTGAGCAGGGTCTAATCTTTTTTTCTCTCGTTCTGTTTTTACCTTACGGATTCTCTTTATCTCACCATCCAAAGGTTCGCACTTCCACATTTGCTCAAGCGAATAGTAAACAACAGAATACCTGTACGATGAATCGTTTTTGTATTGTATGTCAGATACCCCGTGAAGAATATCTTGTCCATTAAAAATTGTTAAGGTGTTGTCCGCAACCTCAAGAGCAATGTCTAATTCGGGAATTACAAGGTGGCCACCAATTATATCGCTTTTGAATACAACCATATTTGAAAGAACCCCTTTGAAGTTCCCTGCATCATAGTGATATTTAAGCTGATTGTTTTTATTTACTATGCCACTTGTAAATGGTGATGCTCCTATTGTCCAATCACTCATCACCCGTTCCTTAACAGTTTCTGTGTGGTGTTCGTATTGCTGAGGGAAGTACTCTTTGTAGTAGTCAACCAACTCACTTACGAAGTTTGTAATTATGTAATGTTGCTTTGGGTAGTTTTTAGCCATTGCCGTAACGCTACAATAGTCGTGACGCATTGCAATTCTTGGGGAGTATCCGAATATATTGGATGTTGATTCAAGTCCTCTGCTTCTTTTGCCCGTTGAGTATTTCTGATTTTTAACTGCCCACCGCAAAGCAGAAGTGTCGGTTTCTAATTTTTTGTAAAAGACAATAGGTTCGTTGTTGACATAAATAATACAGTCCTCTTTGATTGTTGTACTTACATCCGAAAGCAAGGCAGTTCGTTTTCTGAACTTATCCTTGTCTATTGGCTTGCGCTCAAGGTCTATGCGTTTCATAATTTCTTTGACTTGTATTGCTCCCCTACAAGTTTAGGCTCATAGTACCATCTTTTATCTTCCTTAACAATTACGTTAACAGTTGGGTCAATGGACTGAAATATCTTTATTTCATTTGCCGCCTGTTGCTTTCTGTCAAATGCTTGATGACCGCCTGCTCCGCTGCCAACGGGTTTACACTTTATAGCGTGGCGGGCGCAGAATAAAGTAAACTCATTATTGTTTACCATTTGGAAGAACTGATAAAAGTCCTCAAATGTATTTACATCCTCACGAGGCCTAAAGGAGGAGGTTCTAATTAAATAGCAAGTTTGTACTCTTTTGTTTATGTGCGTAAATAGCTTCTTGCTTTTTGCGTAAAACTCAAAGTCATAAGGGAACACAATGGCACCTAACGACTTATGTTTTGAAAAGTATGCAAGCATATCCTGCAAGTCTTCAGATATATTTCCAACTTCCGAAACGTCATCGTCTATCTTAAAAATAACATCATAGCCGTTTTGCTCTGCGTATTTTTTACCTTCCGACAATGCATAAGAAATACCTGCATTGCTTCTTTCAAGCATTAACTTGTTTGGGTAGTCATACTTTTCGTAGTCCTCCTTTTCTAATATAACGATTGTATCAATTCCCAATGAGTCAACAAAGGGTCGGCATACTTTCTGAAATACATCAGCACGTTGCTTACTTGGGATTATTGCTATTGCTTTCAAGTAAATAGATAATTACGTCTGTATTGCTTTCTAATTGATTTTCCTTTGCAAGTCCCTCAAGTTTTTCAAGGACATACTCATATTGTTGGTTGTCAAAGTACAGAGTTATCTGCTTGACCTTTGAGTTTATGTATCCATCAAGAGCCTCGTCAAGCATATCCTTGTCAAACTCAGGTTCTTTGTCATCGTCAAAATATGCTGATGGAATATCTACACCCCAATTAAACAAATCCTTTACCTCCCATTCGTTGGCAAGCAAGTCCCAATCCCACTCACCAAAGCCTACGTTGTCTTTGATTATAAACTCATCCTTCTGTGCATCGGTCAGTTTGTCTGCTATGATAATCGGCACTTCCTTAAGCCCTGCTGCAATGCAAGCCTTTAGGCGCATATTACCTCCAAGCACTACCATATTGCTATCTACTACGATTGGACGCAACTCAAGCATCTGTGGGAACTCCTGTATGGACTTTACAAGTTTCTTGAACTTGTCATCCTTTATGATTCTTGGATTTTTTGGGTTTGGTATGATTGTACCGATTGTTGCTCTTTGCATAACTAAATAACTCTTTTTGATAAATGGTGGTTGTGAACTTCGTAAAGGTAATCTTTCTTTAGTTTGGTTCCAAAGTCAGCCTCGTGGTGACAAGTTCTGCATAATGCCATAAGGTTCTCGATGGTATCAGCAATTTTGCTTCCACCCATTCCTCTTGCTTCTATGTGATGGATGTCTACGGCTTTGCCTTGACATACCTCGCAGGGGATGAAGTCAGTTGTGGAGTAGCCCATCCCTTTGATATAGACCTTTGTGTGGTTCTTCACCGTTGGTAAATCCAACAGTCATCTATGAACGTGGCGCGAGGCAGCAGCTCATCAACGGCTTGGATTACTCCCTTCCAATGTTCGTGGTAGTCATCTCCTGCTATGAAGCCTCCCTTCTTTACTTTGGGTAGCCATAGCTTGATGTCCTCTTTTACCGCCTTATAGGAATGGTCAAGGTCTATGAATACCACGTCTAACGATTCGTTGGCAAACTTCTTTGATGCTGCTTTGGATGTTGCTTTGATTGCCTTGTACTTGCGGTCTCCCATATTCTCCACAAAGAGCTTGTAGATGTCCACCTCCGTTGCAAGTTTATGGGTTGTGGTCAGTTCGTTTAGCGAACCCTTCCAAGTGTCAACGATTGTGATTTGTTGGGATGTTGCTTTGTCGCATAGGTATGCCGATGACTTACCGAGCCAAGCACCCAACTCTACGAATGTGCCGTCTTCGGGCATATTGGCAAGTAGGTAGTCGTATGCTGCTTGGTGGTTAAACCACCCGTCTATTTGTTTGCTCGTTTTCATTTTAGGGCGTTGTAGTAGCAAAGGTACTGCTCTACGCAGATAAGTGTGCCGAGCCTTGCGGCTTGTGCTGCAAAGATGCCATCGGCCTCATACACATTTTCAAAGCGTAGGTTGGGCAGGTCATAGGGTTTGAACATATAACACGCAGTATCTATGTTGCCGACTTGTGGTTGGTCGGTAGGGCGTAGCCTACCTATTTGCCCCCACGTTACAATAGAGCAATCAAGGGAATGCAAGTTGCTCCACTCCTCAATGAACTTTGGGTGCAAGATATTGTCATCATCCAAATAGTAAACCCAATCCTCTTTGGTAAAGGAGTCAGCATACAATTCAAGGAACTCATTGCGTAGTGGGTTGCCCATATTCCCTGTGCGCGTAGAGTAGTGTGTGATTGATGCGCCTGTTGCTCCCTTGAAGTCGCAATTTGCGTCTATCATCACCACCCACGTTGCGTACGCAGGGATATGTTGTTTTAGCCTCACGAGGTTATGAGGGCGTGAGCAGGGCGTGACTATGTAAAGCATCGCAGTTCGTTTATTTTGTCCATCGTGAAGTCCTGCACAAACTCGTATAACGATTCCGTTAGGTCAGCGACTTGGTTGGGGTTTTCCTTTAGCCTCTTGATTGCTCCTGCCCATTCGCTTGGGTGTTTGATGGCAATGCAGTTATCCTTTGTGATGTAGGGTGAATAGGGTTGCGTGTTGCTCACTATCAGAGCGCACTTGCTGAACCCTGCCTCAAGCATCTTTAGGTGCGACTTGCACTTGGCAAACTCGGAAGTGCTTAACGGCACAAGGCTCACGTCAAAGAACTCGTAGAGCTTGTGATAGTGTGTTGGTGGCATCGTGGGCAGCCTATGGCTTGCCCTCATAATATCGGGGTAGCCATCTACCTCTGCGACATAACCTTGATAGCCCTCAAGGTTGATTGTGGATTCCTTTACGTCTAATGCGTGGTGGTTGCCTCCGATATACCCGAAGCGTACTTCTTCACTTGGCTCTCTCTCTACCTGCCACGTGGGTACGCTGATGGCGTTTGGTATGATTCGGATGTTGGTATTATACTTCTTAACCTTTGAGGCAAGGTGCTTGTTTGTCACCCATACCTCATCTGCTGCTTTCATAGACCGCACGATGCGAGTTCTCATCTGCTCAACGTACAACCCTTGCAGAGGA